GGGTTATTTTGTGAATACATCTGTACCAGTGGTGAAATGAATAAAGATTTCAATTGGTCTTTTTCTTCTTTAGTTACCAGCGTTTTAAGCTCCAAAGATGAAGAACCTTCTTTACCTGTTATTAATGTGCTACCTTGGTTGTTGTCATAAACATTATTGAAGTTATTTGTTCCAGCCCTATCAATTTCATCACCGTTATAATTTTGTTTATAGAATTGGTGAAACAACCAGTAAGAATAACTACCATCAGTATTGAACCACTTTAATTGAGTTCCACATCTACCAGCTTCTTTGGTTAAGAAAACAGTAGTTTCCAATACACCATTCACTTTAATGTCTAACTGAGACAGCATATCTGGAAGAGGTAGTAAATCTGTAGAGTTCCAACTGGTATTACCTTTATCAATAAATAACCTGTAAGGATTGCTGCTATTAGGTGTGAAGGCTGGTGTAGATTGCTGGGTTCTTTTATTGGTAATTACTATTTCATCATTAGAATTAACTTTTCTAAATGGCAATTCAAACGGATAACCTTCAAAATATGTTAAGTGATAATTTATTCCATCTTCAGAATCATACATTAACTGATACTCATTCGTTAAGAGGTCATCAGTAAACTGCTTAACCGCCTTATTGAATATATAAGTTTTGGTTGTAGATTCTGAGACTTCATCACCATAAACATTAAAGGTTACTGGTAATTCAAATAATAAACTACTATCAGTAAAAGCCCAACCAGTTGCTCTATAATTTAAGTTATCCCTGAATTTGTTTTCATTGATTAAAGAAGTCACTATCTTTTTAAGATTAAATAGGTATTCTCCTTGAAGGTTTGGATACCTCGTGAATTGATAACCTCCTACTTGTAATACTGCTTTATCATCTTGTATAAAATCAGTATTAAATTTAAGGTAAGAGTCATTGTAAGCTGGATAAATTCCTTCTGGTTGTTGTGTTATGTTTATCATTTGTATGTATTTTTATTTTTGGTACTTCTGACTTATCATCATTATTCTTGTGGTAACTTCATTAACAAAATAATCTAAGTGAAATTGACTTACCTTCTCTATTATGCTGTCCATCCTTTCTGCATTCAATACCAGTTCATATATGGGTAAATGTGATTTATTATCTGTTCCTTCTTCTGCTATCTTCTTTGAAATTGCCCAAGCTATACCTGAGCTTTCAACTCCTAAAGAAGCTATACCTTTATTCACTACCCACTTTTCAATTTCTTGTACTGGTGGCATCTTTCCCTTGCGTCTTCCAGCCAAATAGGGGTAACCAAATAATTCAACCTTTTCACCATCATTTGAATATATCGGATCTAAACCTTCAGCAAATTGCCCTGTCACCTTCTTACCAGACTTCTCATAAACCTCAATAATGTCTTCCATTAAAAGGTCAATCTCTTTCTTTAGTACGTTATCAATCATTATGAGCTTATTGTGAATTTAACTACGATACCATCTAAGTTGTAATCAAAAATGTTTACAATTTCTGTGGTATTCCAGCTGTTAATTGTCAAATCAGTACAAGCTAAAGACTTTGTTAACTTACCTAATTCAGCATTTATAAGTGGTCTAATATCATCTTCATATCTTTCTTGATAACCTTCATCAAAATCACTGGATTTCAATAGCATAAAAGTTCCTGAGTAATTTACAGTTTCTTCACTGCCATATTCATCAAACTCTTGGCTTCTCTGTATTGGGTCAAGAAATAGGTATATCTTTTCCTTATCTTCAATCTCGTTAAATAGGTTCTGAAAGTCTTTACGAGCATAAATGAACACCCAATTATTATCTTCTGCTGTCTGTTTAAATTCTGTATATATCATTTCTAACTATTTGTTTTTATCTTATCCATATCCTTTTGAATGTCACTTTTCAAAGTATCTAATATTAACTTCTTCAGTACGGTGGTATATGGTAAATTCAGTATTTCATCATACTTTAAAATGTCACCTTGTGCTAAGCTATCTACTAAAGGTAATATACCTAGCCCTGAGAGTCTTTTAGAGCCTTCCACAGCTTCCCATTTAAAGTCTGTGTGTTTGGAGGTTAGATGTTCTTCTTCCACTCTTACAACCTGTTCTAATTGCTCCTTGATAAAGTTTAACTTACCATAGAATTGAACTACCTTTATTTCCAATAGTTCTGAATTATCCATAAGGTCAAATACTTCTTCCAAAGCATCTTCTTTACCTAAATTCTGCTTTACAAATTCTACTTCACTAAACTTTAAATCTTGTAAGTTATGCTTAGTTGGTGTTGGATTTGATAATGTTAAAATGGTTGAATACTCTTCAATTAATTCAGGTGATTGCTGTAAAAATTCCTTTAATTTATAGTTATTTATTTCCATTCTATCCTATCATTTTTAAACCAAATACATTCTTATAAGCCGTCTTATGAGCTTTACGTGCAATTGCTAGACTCATTACCAAATCGTCATAAAATCCATTTGCTGCTGCATAACTTACCCTACCTGAAGCGTGTACTTTCATTTCAAATACTTCCAATTCAGATTTTAATACAGCATCATTAACACATTTAATAGATTTACCACTAAAAGCATTAAGAAGGTCAGTTATTATTTCATTCTTAGAATTCTGTGTAGTTGTAAATGGTGTTAGATTTTTTAGATTATATAGTTCTGTTAAGTCATCATATATTACCCCACCCATATTATTAACTTCAATCATTGTATTTTCAGGTTGCCACATTCTAATATTTCTGGATAACCTTTCTTTAAGCTCAGGTGAAGAAACCCCTTTGAATCTATCGTAATACACAAAATTTCCATCTTCATCTATTATAGAGAATACGGTGTAGTCATTCTTTAGGGCAATATCTACCCCTGCATAATACTTAATTCCTTCAATTGGTTTGGGGTGCATTCTTAGGGTACAAACTTCTTCTATGTTTTCAATAATTGCTGAACCTTCAACAAACTCTGCCATATATTCTTGTTTGAATATTGGGTCAGGCATATTATCCTTTGCAATCTTAATGATTTCAGGGTTTGCATAAGGATTGGTATAGCAAGTAAATCTGTAGCTCCTGTAGCCTTTAGAACCGTTTACACCTTTAATGTATTGCTTATGGAACCAGTTACTTCTTCCCTTTGGTGTACTGATAATTAAACATTTCTTACCTGCTACGTTAAGCATTGGTAATAAGATTTCAAGAAAAACTGTTTCTTTCACAAAGGCAGCTTCATCAATAATCATATAATTAACAGTTTCACCTCTCAGGTTATCTTCTGCCATAGAAGACTTGAATTTAATTATTGAACCATTGGTAAACTTAATCTCTATGTCTCCCATAGTACCCTTGTATGACTGTATGAAGGGTGCATCTGTAATAGATTTCAAGATGTTTTTATATACCTTATGGGTTTGTGAAGAAGTAGGTGATACCCACATAATAGTAGAATTTTCATTCTCTAAAGCCCATTTGATAGCTTGGTTCATACCTAACATAGTCTTACCAGTCTGACGACCTGCACAAACAGTATCAAACAAGTACCCTTCATTGGCTAAGCCTTGGTGTACTTCTTCTTGTTTATTATATGGTTGGTATAAATCTATCTTCATAATTAATCTTCTTCTTCGTGGTCTATATCTATTACTTCTTTATTATTCTCTTTTAATTGCGCTTCATTTCCAAAGGAAACTTTATAGGTGTTGGTTACTTCTTTCTTTTCGGGTTCGTATGCACCAGTTAATTTTGCCAGAATATCTACAGCCTTGTTAATATCTGAAGTACTCATTATACTTCTCATACGTCTAAACTTATCTAATTCTATTTCAGTTAATTCATCTTGTTGTGCCAACTCTAACATCTCAAAGTAGTTTTCAGTGACCTTATCTAACTTAGCTACTAACTGGTCTCTCTTCTTACCCAATTTATTATCATTTTTTGATTCTAATTTATGTACGTATTCAGGATTTTTACGCTTAATTTGACTAACTGAAGAAGAATGATTGAACCTTATTTTACCTTCTTTAGGTTCTTTAATTTTATTTACCGTGCAGTATGCTTTAACTGATTGTAAGCCATTTGCATAAAATTCATCTAAAATTCTTTTCTCGTATGGAGTAGGTTTCTTCTTCTTTTTCATAATTTAAAATATAAATAAATCTCTTGTTTTCTTCTTCTTATTAATCCGTTGCTTATCCTACCACCACTATATTTCCATCTTTTAAATTGCTCTTCAATTGATGGGTCATTTGGGTTAATGTTTACTCTCTCTAATAGTGTAGATTCATTAAACGCACCCTCACCAATGTTATAAGAGAAGCTAACTAAAGCATCAAATTGATTCTGGTTTATATTACTTGTAACCAGCCTGTTAACTGCATTTTCAAAATCCTTCATTATGACTTTAAGCATTGCAAGACCTTCTTTTAAAGTAATTGGTGAATCTTGCATAGTAACTCTCTTACCATTAGTATAGTAGGTAAAGCCAAAACCTATAGTAGGTACATCTGAAGTATCTAAATACGGGTTATTTCTAAATGATTCTACCTTCTTTAGGTGGGCAATACCTTCTTTACTTACTTCCATTGTTTTATTTATTCTAATTGTAGTAACTCATAACTGTTAGACCTATCATGGTGCTAATCAAAATCCACAGTATGTCTGTGATGTGAATGAACTACCATTCCAATATCTAGCAAAACCACCATCTGAATACCACCCTGAGAATGCCAAGAAAGTACCACTACTATTTGTCCATATTTTAGTTGCGCGTATCCAATCAGATGTATCTGTATACCAAGTCTGATTAAATTCACTACAAGCATTATTACTTGTATTACCTGAACTTAAAAACTGAGTGTATACAGTTGATGCAGCACTCTGTGTAATAGTACATGTTTTACTACTACCTGAAATACTTACAGTTACTGTACCTGTTCTCTGAGCACCTGAGTTAGATGTTGTAGTAATAGTCACACTTGCATTCCCTGTACCACTAGTAGCACTTGCTGATATCCAGCTTTGGTTATCTGATAAAGTCCAAGAGGTATTACTTGTTATATTCAGTACAAATGAATTACCCCCTGAAGGTGCAAGTGTTGTAGTTGGTGATATACTTAATGATGTTGCCCCTGATATTGTAGTAATGGTAAAAATATTAGACCATCCTGAGATATTTCCATTTACATCATGTGCTCTTAGTCTATAATCATAGGTGGTATCAAATTGTCGTTGACCATGTGAATAATCATCATCAGGTGCAGAAATTTGACCTACTGTATTATTCCAAGTAGTATCTGAAGCTATTTTATATTCTAAAATATAATAATCAATTTGTGTTGTAGAGTCAACAGTCCAATTAAGGTACACAACATCAGATGAAGTACTACCTGTTAAAGATGTAATAATAATCCTTACAGCAGGTACTAGTTTATTATAAGGTACAAGCTGATTTGAAGCATAAGTAGAAAAATATGAGGTATCTACATCTAAGTAATTTTCAATAGCTGTTCTTGTCAAACATTGTGCTGTTTGTGGTATAGTTTGAAGTGCTGCAAAACCCTCATTATCTACCATGTATTTAGCATCAAAAAATGTAATTGGTCTACCTGTTTCTCTTCCCATCTTATTTACTCATTAGTTTTTCTAATCTTTGTAATCTTTCTTCTTGCTTATCTATCTTATCTTGTTGGTCATCTACCTTCTTATTAAGTTCCTGTATTGCCTTAGCTTGAATGAAGATGGTTTTATATAAATCAACTGCATCCATTTCAGGATTTAAGAACTCAGGTGTAGTATCATCTGCAATAATCCCTACCTTATCTTTTGTACCTGTGTAAAGTCTATCATAACTTACTATATCTAAACTATTAATAAGGTCTAATCCTGATTCTGTATAGGGTTTGATATTCTCTTTATACTTTCTTAATGAAGTCTCATAGAATGCAGGTGCTGTAAGATTTCCTGTCATAGTATCACCTGCTTTATTTACTGCATTGGTAATACCATATCCTGCTATAGTAGTAGGTTTTGATGTAAGTGAAGCAAAGGTATGTGTATGAGAAGAAGGGGGAAAACTACTTGGTTTATTTTGTAAATCACCATAGTTTCTAGTTGCTATTTGGTTTAAGTTAGTAACTGTACTACTTGCTGTAGCATTAAAAGTAAATTCATTTCCCACCCTATCAATACTCATATTAGTACCTCCAGATAATAATATAGTACCTTGATTTTGTATATAACCTCTTGAACCAGGGTTATTACCAAGTTCTACATAAAAACCACTAAAAAAACCGGGTTTATTATTTATTTCGCTCCATTCGTGGCTGTGTGGTAACGGATTATACCCACTTGGCTTTCCTGTTATTTGATACCATTCGTGTGAGTGTACTGAAGGTGGGTAACTGCTTGGTTTTCCTGTTAATTGTGTCCAAGATAATCCTGTAATATATCCACTACCATTTGTTAGTTGATTATTATTAGTTGGTATTGTTGGTTTGTTTAATATAAAAGCATCCCCTGTAGTTGCATTCCAATCAGACTGTACATTCTGCTCTGCGTTAATTGGTGCAAAACTAGGTTTACCTGTAATATCTGTCCAAGCATGTGTATGTGCTGAGGGTGTAAAAGTTGAAGGTTTACCTGTAATATCTGTCCAAGAATGAGTATGTACAGGTAGACTCTTTAGATATCCTGCATTGGCATGGTTGCCCCAATTATATGCATTATTCCAATACTCTATATCAAAAGAAGTAATGGTATCACCTACACTGATTGGATTATCTAATCTCAATAGCTTATCTTCAGTAATAGGATTACTACTACCAAATGTACCTTCCTCTATATCCTTAATTATAAACTTCATATCTTTTTATTGCTCCTTTCATTATATTATTTCTGTTGGTGTAGGTGGTACATATTCAGTTAATACTCCTAATCCACAATGTTTATATTCTTCCTCAGATATAAACCAATTTCCAAATTTATCTTCTTTGGGGTTATAT